GGGGGGAGCCATATCTTCTGTTACTTCTTCTTCGTCAATAATATCCTCCACGGCATCTATGGGGATGCCGGCAGCTACAGAGCCGAGGACATTGATAATGACACCTGATTTATTTTTTTCAGTCAGTGGTTTATTTTCCCATCCAACTAATTCTCTTGCGGTAGTACCAAGGGCTTTAGCAAAGAGTTCAATTTTAGACTGCTGTAAGTCCACTTGCCCCTTTTCAATTTTGGTAATAGAAGAACGGTCTGTATATCCCGTTAATTTAGCAAGGGTATCTTGCGACATTCCTTTTTCTTCCCGCAAACGCTTAATATTTTTATATAATTCTAGCATTTTGGCACCACCTTTCGATGCTTAAATAATACCATAACTGTGAAGAAAAATCAACAAAATTGTTAAAAAGTGTTGACAGAAATTCACGACAGTGTTATAGTGAATTTAAATCAGCAAAGGAGGTATAAAATGACAAATGTTATTGCTTTAAAAAGACGCATTGAGGATTCTGGTATGTCTATGACATATGTGGCTGAAAAGTCTGGAATCCTGCGCGAAACCCTGTATAATCGTATGAAAACAGGGGATTTTAAGCTGTCTGAGATTTGCGCACTATCAAAAGTATTAAATCTCTCAAGAGATGAAAGAGACAACATTTTTTTTGCAAATGAATGTGAATTAAAATCAACAAAGTAAGAAAGGAGTAAATAAAATGGATGCAGAAAAGCATGTCAGAGAAAAAGAACGGCTAAATCAGGCATTGAACGGTAATCTCGACAAAATAACTGAGGACATAAAGAATGTCCTCAGAAAGAATAATATTGATTTATCGCCTGGTTTAGCCATTGACACTTGTGTTTACGTTATCGAAGAATTACATCTTGAAAAGCTTAATCTGCCTTCAAGGTTCGTACCGTAATAGCAGGCACTTGCATAAGTGGCTCATTCCTATCGGAGTGCCAGCGCACAATATCAGTGTTAAAATCGTTCAGCTCTGACATGATGGTGCGCAAGCGTTTCCAAGATTCAGAATTCATTATTTTTCCGCATTGAGGACACTTTGGAGCTTTTTCATGGGAAGTAGATTGAAATTCTGATTCAAAAAGGCAGCCACACTCGCATGCAATTGTAGATTGAATAAACATAGTTTTTGTCTCCTTCCATATGTATTCCGATGGCATTCGGTAACTACAGTATATGGCAGGGGGAGACAATATGCAAGAAAGGAGTGTGAGAGAATGCGTCCAAATCGAATTAGAACCAAAACAGCAGCGAAAATCTTTGGGGTGGACGTGCCTTATCTTATTGAAAAGGTAAGAGTTGGAAAGTATCCCATCGGTATTTATGAGAAGCACGGGAAGCGGGCGCACGTAGTAATACAGACAAACTTAGTAGCTCAGTATTTGGGCAGAACTATGGAGGAGATTGACGCTGCTGTTATAGAAATAGAAGGAGGACAAGCACAATGACAAAAATAACTGAGTTAGCCATCCGCGCCAAAGCAGCGGTCCAGTATCCTGGCTGG